GATTTAAAGCGCACCTAGATCACTGCAAAAGACACCTAAAGGATTGGAGAAAATGAAATACACAATTAGGACAATAGATAGAAGAAATAAGCCTTGCAAGATTAAAGCTTCTATGCACGAAAGCCGGCTAATGGCTTACTTGGACGCTTTAAGCCGCAACGGGCATCGTGGCATTGTAGTAGAAGAAACAGTAGGTATTTCCTAATAATTTCACCCAACAGGAGTAACAAATGAACACATGGCAAATAGCGGAAAAGTTATTTAATTTTTGTGAGGGAAGATACCCAGATTTAAAATGGGTATGGAATTACTCTTATAATGATATTGATGGTTGTAAGGATATTCACTTTATTTTTGGTTCTTGCTCTTTGTTTAAACTAGAACTAGAAATTCGCTCATATGAAAAACAAGAGCGTTATTCTTACGAAAAAGAAGCTACTTACGATCATATACTAGGGTTGCTTCTAATATCTCAATCAGAAGAAAAATCCTTACTTCCCTGGTCAGGTAGTTTTCAAGTGAGTCTAAACCATGATAAGAATAGCGAGTTAGAGTTTATGATTGCAACCCATGACGAGTGGAATGATGATAGCTGGAGTGTAGTAAAACAAGCCAGAAAAATAGTGAGAGAAATCTTTAATTTTATTGAAGACGAAATCCAAGAATAGACAGGAGTAACAAATGGACATAAAACAAGTAACAGGGAAAATATTGGAATTCTGTCACAGAAGTTATCCAAATTTAAGATGGAATCTTGACTCTGAAAATAATATAATTCAGTGTTCACTTTTTCCTAATGAATTAATAATAGAGGTTTTTCTGGATAATCTGCTTAAGCGTATTTCATGCGAAGCGTATCATGTAGGCGCGTTTGAATTATGGATAAACCCTGACGATAGAGACAATAACTATTCTTATGAGAATCAAATAGCATTTGATTATATTAGAAAGCCAAAATCTGATTATTTTGATAACAAATACAGAGAAACTCGAAAAGTAATGCTAGACATTTTCACTTTCATTCTCGATGAGATTCAAGAGTAAATAGGAGCAACACATGGACACACAGTTAGTAGCGGAAAAACTATTTAAGTTTTGTAAAGAAAAATACCCAGATTTAAAATGGATATTCCACAAACTTAATTACGATCAATACCATCAAACTATTCAGGGAGTAACTGATTTAACCGATTCGCCTGAAATAGAAATGCTATTAAAAGTTGGTGACAGTGGTTCAGTCGATGAATACAGTGAATACAGTGAAGGCTTGTATGTAAAAGGATGGTGTGCTTTAAATTCATTAGATTGGGTTGGCGAGTTTATAGTCTTACTAAATTTATGAGTTTTGTTTTTACGCAGAGACTGTTGATGAGTGGAACGAAAAAGATTGGGTATTATCCAAACAATCTCGAAAAATAATGTTAAATATTTTTAACTTTATTCTCGATGAAATCCAAGAGTAAAAACATTACTAAGAGTTAAAACAATGGCGACAAACAAAAAGTTAGGACTTCCGCCTAAAGGAACGTATCCAGCTAAGGTAATTGAAGTTATCGATAATTTTAAAGTAGTAATAAACCGTGGTAAATTAAATTGTATCCGAATAGATACTTCTCATCTAGTTTATTCGATTACAAACAAGCCAATATACGACCCGATAACTAGCGACTTCATTGGTCATCGTATTCTTTATAAAGGGTCAGGAATGATTATTTCTGTTGAAGAAAATACCTCTATTATTCAAGCTTGCAATAATTCTCGATACGACTGCAAGGAATTTGTCAATGTTTGTGTCAACGATTTAGTTATTTGTATTTGAGGTAATAACAATGGAACTATTAAAAAAAGCGTCACTTAAAGAAATCTCTGATTTCTTTAAAAAAACTTTTGAGCAGATGAGTATCTCCGAATACGATACAGTGGACATCTCAGAGTGGGATACAGTCGCAGACGACAAATGTATTCGTTTAATAGGAACTTTGGTAATTAAAGAAAATTATCTTTACAAAACTTATGGTAAGTTAATAAAAAACAAAAAGTATGAAGTTTTGATTGAATGTCGAGGAATTTCGACTGAATATCAATCGATAAACAAATGCTTTGAAAAAATCACAATAGAAGGTACGTTAGGCGGGTCTTTGGTTGTCCTGCATTGGAACTACAGTCTCGACAGAAACAATGAAACCTCAAGATATAATCTTTATCCAAGCGGAAACAAAGAAGAGTTCAATATTTTGATTCCAGAAGCAACAAAAATAATGGAAACTATCATAGGCTTTATTAAAACAATTGAGATCAAGGATTAATACTAATGAACAAAATAGAAGCATTAAAACAAATTGAGGTTTTTTGTAGAGAAACTTTTAGCCATTCTAATTACTCAGAATGGCAAATAAAAACAGAAGACGGATTTTCTTATCTACAAGGAACACTGCATATGTTTTCTCAATGTCTAGTCCAATGTCAATACGAAGTGTGGATTGAGTTTCAAAATAAATATTCTAAGAAATTAATAGTTACAGTAGAAGCTTATTTAGTTTTAGAGTATAATTTTGTACCTTATCTTAGCTGGGTTGAAATAAAATCAAACAAGAAAAAAATACTAGGAGATGGTAAACATTTGGATATTTTACTACCAGAAACAAAAAAAATAATAAAACCTATCTTAGACTTTATCGAAAATGAAATACAAATCAAAATAGATTTGTCTAAAAAGGTTAAGAAAGATAGTTGCTTACAATTGACTATAGATTTTATTAAAACCAAAATATAATCTGAGGTAACACTATGGCAATAACAGCAGAAGAGTTTTTTCGAAAGTCAGAAGCTATGGGACGCTCAAAAAAAATAGATATACTTAAAAAAATTGCGGCTTTTTGTCACAAAGAATATAACGATAATTCTGACTGGAACAGTTGGTCGTTTAAAAATTTTCTTTGGTCGGAATGGCAATTAAAATTTGATAAACAAATTTACTTAATAGGTAATGCCAAAGTTATTTTAGATAGTCAGACCATAGCCCATGTCAGAGTTTTTTGTGGTTTTATACCAAGCTTTAGCTTGATACCAGAAATCAGAGTAACTGGTACGATATTTGATTTAAGAACAGGAAAAATAAAAGAAATAGCCATATGTAAAGAGTATGGTGATCCAGATAATGGGTATTACTCAGGTTTTGGAATCTCTGACAAACAAGAGGAGATTACCTTTATTCGTGACAAGACAGGCGAAATAGCAGAAGCTATATCAAATTTTATCAAGACAATCACCTAATATTATGACACCAACACTACAAACACAAACACTTTTTGCACCGACTAAACCACAAATTCAATTAAGAGATGACCAAAAAGCTCTTAAAAGAGAACTGTATGACGCTCTAAAAATCTACAAAAGAGCCTTAGTCGTTGCCCCTTGCGGATGGGGTAAAACAGTATTTTTTTGCCAGATAATTTACGATGCTGCTGTAAAAAGACAGCGACGGACTTTAATCGTAGTACCTTTTACGGTACTTATTGAGCAAACCCTAGAAACTTTGGGGAAATTTGGATTAACTGCCGGAGTAATTGCTGGTAACTACAAAGAAGATAGAAACCAATTAGTACAAATTGCAACAACTCAAACCTTATCTAGAGGACGAGATATTACTTGGTTTAATCCCGAAGTAATACTAGCCGATGAAGTTCATCTATCAGCTTACTGCCAATGGTTTAAAGATAGCTTTCCCAACCTTAAAAACGGTAAGCAAACAACCTCAATCAAAGACATTCGTGACGAATTAGCAGTATTAGGTATCGCTGTAGAAAGAGAAGACATAGAACCTTATAAAATCACTTTTGAGGAAGCTAAAGAAAAATGCAAACACCTTAGTCTAGTTCACGCTGAGTCAAAAGAGATATTACAAGAAATAAACTCGGCATGGGAAATCATTCGTAAACAACAGCATCTTTTTTTAGGGAAAACCCTACCAGTAGATAATCGCCTTGTAATTGGATTAACAGCAACCCCGTGGCGGTTATCGAAGCGTGAAGAGTTGGGAGATATTTTTGAGGTTCAAATAACTGGCCCCACTCCAAAAGAAATGATCGAACGTGGCGCGCTTGTCGGTTGTGTTTATTTTGGAACTAAAAATAAAATTAATACTAAAGGAGTAAAAATTAATGGCGGTGATTTTGATGCTAGTCAGTTAGAGATTCGTTGTCTTGAGGCGGTAAAATCAACAGTTTCCGAGTATCGCAGGCTCGGTCAAGGGAGACAATTTGTTTGTTTTGCTGCGGGTGTAGAACACGCTAAAAGCCTCTGTACAGAATTTAACGAGAGGGGTGTTCCCACGGCCATTATCACAGCCGAAACACCAGAGCAGGAAAGAAGAGAAATATTTAGAAAAGTAGCTGAATTGAGATTGCGGGGGATTGTAAATATTAATACTTGTGGAATTGGATTTAATTTGCCCGCAATTTCTTGCATTATTCACGCTAGGCCAACTAAGAGCAGAACTCTTTATATTCAGATGACTGGTCGGGGTCAACGGCTTTGTAGCTGGTTAGACAAGATTGATTGTCTGATTTTGGATCAAGCGGGGAACGTAACCGAGCATGGATTTATCGAGGATGTAGAGTATCCTAAGCTTTTTACATCTTCTGATACCCAAAAAGGACAAGCTCCGACTAAAGAGTGCGAAAATTGCAATAAAATAACCTACGCTTCCGCTCGTATTTGTCCTCACTGTGGCCACGAATTTCCGACAAAAGAAAAAAAACAAATCGCCAACGAAAGACTAGAG